ATCAACACCTGCTATAACGCTGACAACTAGTATTTCTGGTGTTCTTAAAGGGAATGGAACGGCTATTTCAGCGGCGACTTCTGGTACAGATTACAGCGCAGGGACTTCTGCGTTAGCTACGGGTATTTTAAAAAGCACAACAACAACTGGTGCATTGACGATTGCAGTAGCTGGTGACTTTCCAACACTTAATCAAAGTACGACAGGTAATGCGTTAACAGCGACAACAGCTACCAACTTAGCAGGGGGCGGAGCAGGGCAACTACCCTATCAAACAGCTTCAGGTACAACAGCAATGCTTGCTGCTGGTACAGCTACTTACGTGTTAACATCTAACGGTACTTCAGCACCTAGTTGGCAGCCACCATCCACTTCTGGCGGTACAGTCACTTCAGTTGCGGCTTTAACATTAGGTACTACTGGTACAGACGTTTCATCATCAGTATTAAACCCCTCAACAACCCCTGTTATTACGTTAAATATTCCAACAGCAAGCGCATCAAATAGAGGTGCATTATCTTCTAGTGATTGGTCTACGTTTAACGGTAAATACTCAACAGGCGGTGCGTTAGGTACGCCTTCTAGCGGTACGCTATCGTCTTGTACGGTTGATGGGACAAATGCTGTAGGGTATAAGAACATTCCGCAAACAGGCTCGGATAAAACAACTGCATATACTCTAGTTACTGGGGATGTTGGTAAATATGTGGGTGTTGGAACAGGCGGGTCTATTGTCGTGCCAACTTCTACGTTTGCAAATGGCGATGCTATTTCTATTTTTAATAATACGACAGGTAATATCACCATTACAACTACTGCGCCTACAGCCTATATTGCAGGGGCAAATACAGTTAAAACGTCTATTACTTTAGCTACTCGCGGTATTGCTACGATTCTATTTGTTAGTGCAACAGTTTGCGTTGTGTCGGGTAATGTGTCATGACGGGTATTATGCAGGTTATGCTTGGTGGGAGTTTTGGTCCTCCACCTCCCCCGACAACAATAGGTCAATCTTACGGAGGCGGTTTTTATGCTGGGAAAATTGCGGTAGGTGGCGGAGGTGTTGCTACACATTACTTAATTGTTGCACCTAAAGCATCGGGCGAAAACTCAAGTATAACATGGGGCGTTTCTGGAACGACAACGGGAATAACGTCTGTCATTAATGGACCAACAAACTCTGCGTCATTAGCTGCGCTCGGCGCATCATATCAAGCAGCTACATTCTGTGAAGGCTTATCGATTGGTGGTTATAGCGATTGGTATTTACCCGCCAAAAACGAATTAGAAGTGCTGTATTATTTCTTAAAACCGACTACTGACGCTAACAATACTTCATCGGGTTCAAACGCAAATGCCGTATCACCAGAGCCTATAAGCACAAATTACACTAGTGGCTCACCCGCTCAAACAAGCGCGGGTATTGGCTTTAGATCTGGGGAAACAAATGCGTTTGCCTCTGGCATCTATTGGTCTTCGACTGAGCTCGATGCTAGCGGCGCATGGATACAGTCCTTCTCCAATGGAGATCAGAACAGCTACGGCTTTAAGTTCAGTAGTGACTATGTCAGAGCTGTTCGGAGAATCGCTATATAAACAGCATTAAATAATAAAATAGGAAGCCTTTATGTATATTCAAATAACAAACATCGATGCAAACACTGGTATTCTTTGTACGGAAGAGCCGATGCGCACAGGACCAGCAACCCCAAACGTAAAAGGTTTTCAGTTTATCTTTCAAAACGAATCTGATTTTCCTATTGCATCAAATCCTGACGGCTCACTCAGCACAGCGCCACTGCTTTACGGGACGTGCGATGATGATGCAGATACAAGCCTTGTTGGCGTTTTAAAAGTGTTGTCACAAGTAGAGTTTGATGCGGATAAACAGGCAGAGCATCAAGCTAGAAAGCCATACCCTTCATGGGTTGGTGATATTGATACTATGTCATGGCAACCGCCTGTAACGTATCCACAAGACGGTAAGTATTATTATTGGGATGAATCAACAATTAACTGGGTGGAGATAACACAATGAACAAAATCCTTAAAGCGTGGAACTACTTAATGGCTCGACTAAAAGAGCCTTCTACCTACGCGAGTGTGGCAGCACTCGCAACGATGGCGGGTGTGAATATTGATGCAACGCCTGTTGTGCATGACAGCTTAACTGCCGCTAGTGTCGTGTTTGGTATGATTGGGTTGTTTGCATCAGAAGGTAAATAATATGAGCACCTATTTTAAACCGGAAGAATTTGAGTGTCACTGCGGGTGTGGTGAAAAAGACGTTAACCCTAAGCTAGTAGAGCTACTTAACCGCATCCGTGAGTCGTTTGGTAAACCAATTACCATTATGAGCGGTAGAAGATGTGAAGCACACAACACAAAAGTGGGCGGCGCAAAGCATAGCCAACACGTTCTTGGCAACGCAGCCGATATTAAAGTAAAAGACGTACCGCCAAAAGAAGTGCAAGAATACCTCATGAAGCATTATGACGATGACTGTAAAGGGTTAGGGCGCTATAAATCATTTACCCATATTGATGTTCGTGATGGTAAAATCGCACGTTGGAACGGATAAACAGGATTAAATTATGCCATCAATCGGTCTTAAAAAACTTGTATTTAAGTCGGGAGTTAACCGAGAGAATACCCGCTATTACACAGAAGGCGGATGGTATGATTGCGACAAGGTTCGTTTTCGTCAAGGCTCTCCACAGAAAATAGGGGGTTGGAATAAGATATCATCCTCTACTTACTTAGGGGTATGCCGTTCACTATGGGCTTGGGAAACACTAGGACAAGTGACGCTTATAGGAGTTGGAACTAACTCCAAATTTTATATCTCTCGTGGCGGTAGCTACTACGACATCACGCCTATACGTACAGCAAATACCTTAACGAACCCTTTTACTGCCTCTACTGGCTCGGCGATTATTACCGTAACTCATGCAGGGCATGGCTGTGCTAACGGAGATTATGTTACCTATAACGGAGCAACAGGGCTTGGTGGGACTATTACAGCCTCTCTGCTTAACCGCGAGTATCAAATCACCTACGTGTCTGCTAACTCTTATACAATTAATGTAGGGTACGCGGCGAACAGTTCAGATACTGGGAACGGTGGTACAGTTCGTGCTGTTTATCAGATGTCAGTAGGTCCAGCTTATCAAACGCCTACTAGTGGTTGGGGTGCAGGGGCTTGGGGTAGTGGTTCTTGGGGTAGTGGTCAGTCTTCATCTGACTCGCTTCGCTTATGGTCACAGAGTAACTACGGTCAAGATTTAGTCTTCGGGCCTCGCACGGGTGCAATGTATTACTACTATGCAGATAGAGGTCTTGTAAGCACTACCGCTACTATTACAATAGCATCACCCGCTGTAGTCACAGCTACTAACCTCTACGCTGAAGGCGCACCGATAGTCTTTGAAACGTCAGGCGCACTACCTACAGGACTTACTACAGGTACAACTTACTATGTACGCAATTATACCGCTGGTATATTTAATGTATCTGCTACACCCTCTGGAGCTTTAATCACTACAACCGGCACACAGTCAGGCACACAGTATATTTCCAACCGTGCGGTCAATTTAGCTACTATTAATGGTGCATTAGATGTCCCCACTATTCAGAATTACATCACAGTATCAGACACTTTTCGTTTTGTATTTGCTTTTGGCTGTAATGACTACGGTGTATCTACTCAAAACCCACTGGTCTGACCAAGAGAATGCTGCTGATTGGACACCGTCTACTACTAATCAAGCAGGGTCACTGACCCTAACTCGTGGGTCTCAGATTATTACCGCACTTCAAACACGTCAAGAGATTCTAGTTTGGACTGACTCAACGCTCTACTCTATGCAGTATTTAGGTTACCCGCTGGTTTGGAATGCGCAGCTTATGGGTGATAATATCTCTATTGTAGGTGAGAACGCAGCTGCTTTGGCGTCAGGTGTTGTGTACTGGATGGGTCGTGATAAATTTTATAAATACGACGGTCGTGTGCAAACACAGAACTGTGACCTGCGAGAATATATATTCAATGACTTTAATGCGCAACAATCAGAACAAGCCTTTGCCAGTACCAACGAAGGGTTTAATGAAGTCTGGTGGTTCTACTGCTCTGCCGGTAGCACTGTGGTGGACAAATATGCAATCTATAATTACGCTGAAGATATATGGTATTACGGCACGATGGGTCGTACCGCTTGGCTTGACTCTGGGATTTTAGAATTCCCTCTTGCAGCTACTTACTCAAATAACTTAGTTAACCACGAAAACGGCCTTGATAATAACGAAACAGCTACGCCCACAGCTATTGAGTCTTACATTACCAGCTCTGAAACTGATATTGATGACGGGCACAACTTTGTGTTTATTCGCAGAATCCTGCC